CGTGTACGAGTGGCGTGATCCCAAGGACAAGGAGTCGGAGCCGGTCAAGAAGGAGTACTCGGCGGACGACGCGCTGCGCATCTTTGCGCGCATCACGGAGGAGGACATGGAGCTGATGGGCTTCAACCCCAAGTGGAACCGTCCGGAGTGGATGATCTGCACGGTGCTGCCGGTGCCGCCGCCGGCCGTGCGCCCGAGCATCATCGAAGAAAACGGCCAGCGTCGTGAGGACGACCTGACCCACAAACTCAGCGACATCATCAAGGTCAACAACCAGCTGAAGCAGCGCATCGAGAGGGGCGCCGTCACGGAGGAGTACCTGCGTCTTACGACCATGGTGCTGCAGTACCACGTGGCCACGTTCATCAACAACCAGATCCCGGGCCTGCCCCAGGCGCAACAGCGCAACGGACGCAAGCTGAAGAGCATCAGCGATCGTCTGAAGAAGAAGGAAGGCCGCATCCGTGGCAACCTGAACGGCAAGCGCGTGGACCAGTCGGCGCGCTCGGTCATCACGCCCGATCCGTACATCAGCCTGGACGAGCTGGGCGTGCCCTACAAGGTCGCGATTCAGCTGTCGTTCCCGGAGACGGTGAATGTCTACAACATCGACGAGCTGCGGGCGCTGGTGCGCAATGGGCCGGACAAGTGGCCGGGCGCCAAGTACGTGCGCAGCGCCGAGCAGGGCAAGACGTTCACGTTGCGCTTCGAGGCGAGCCGCGAGTCGATTGCGGAGAACCTCAAGGTCGGCGACACGGTGGACCGTCATCTGCGCGATGGCGACTACGTCCTCTTCAATCGGCAGCCGTCGCTGCACAAGATGAGCATGATGTGCCATCGCGTAAAAGTGATGCCGCATCAGACGTTTCGGCTCGGTGTACTTGCGTGCACGTGCTATAACGCAGACTTCGACGGGGATAAACAGGTTCAATCTTGTCCCCAACAGGTGGCTGCTTGCTAAGTTGTCGACAACACTTAGCAAGGAAAACAGTGGAAGTGTCGACAGTGAGTGTGGATGTGCACTCACTCATATAACCATCTAGTGGCAACGGGAGAACATCGGGCGCAACACAACGCCAACTCCTAGCGCTGCAAGACGTCCAAACTGCGGGAAACTCCTTAGAGCCGTTTGGTACCGGCGGACCGTCGAAAGGCGGTCGCAGCCACCACGCGTAATGGCGTGGGTAATGTTCTGTGGTGGGAGCATGTGTAGATTCATTATGACCTTCTCGGCTCATGATGACTCTGCTTATGATCCCTCCTATGGTGACGTGTGAAGATTCATCCAGTATTTTCTGGAATCTGCACATGATTCCCATTTAAAGGTTTGAAGGTGATTGGTTATCACCCCCCCAAGGTTCCGCAAGGCTCCTTCAAAGGTACGCACGCAAGGTCTGACAAGGTCCGACAATGGCTCTTCAGTCCCATGGCTACTCGCTGTCCGTCGATGGTGCCGATGGCGTGCTCATTCACGCGATGCAGGAGAGCTCTCTTGCGCACGTGCAAGCGTTGCTACCCAATCGGACCAAGCTGATGGATGCTGACAAGCAAGACCTCGTCTACTGCGAGATCTACATGATCGAGAACAGTGTCGAGGGTCCCGATCACGGCAAGAAGTACATTGGTCAAGCTGCGTCGCATCGTCTCAACCATGAACGCTATCGTCCGTACGGCGGTGACAAGCGTTGGAAGTCTCACATCAGTCAAGCTAAATGCGACAGTCCATGCAAGCGGGCAACCGACTTTCATGTGGCCATTCGCAAGTACTTTGACTCTATGACTTTCAAGGTGATTGCTTACTGCCCGATGGATGAGGCCGACATCTGGGAATCGTACTACATCGCTCATCATGGCTCTCTCTTCCCCAATGGTTACAATCTAACCAATGGTGGCCGTGCGCCCACTGCAGTCATTGCACGTAGGCACGCCGACCGGGAGGAGCTGGCTCCTGTTGAGCATGTGAAGCGGGTCCTTGGTACGACATCGCATTCCGAGGACACGCGTCAAAAGATTGCGGACGGCATTCGTGCGTTTCATGAGAACAGCGCTCTTGCAGAGGAGGTTCGCCGTAAGAGCACGAACAGTGCACGCAATCAGCATGCCGAGAAGAAGTTCAGTGTCGGCATGGCCTTTCGCATCGATCCGGCCAAGCTTGACGAGTACATCTCGACGCGCTCGACATCTGTCGTTGTTGTGTTCGAGCGCACCCGAAACGGCAAGTTCGTGACCTTCTACGTCGGCAAGAACGACGATACGATCGATGCGTGCAAGCAGCGTGCCATGGACTATCTGCAGGAGCTCGTGCGTCGTCAGGCAACCAACCAAACCAACCAAACCAACTAAAACCAAAAACAGAACAACGGTAACAACCCAAACGGATTGGACAATCCGCAGCCAAGCCCCCGAACACCCGCCATGGCAAGGGTAGGGGGAAGGTTCAGAGAGTAGACGGTCGTCGGTCGCCCATGAAGGTTTAGCCAACCTGAGGCGGCTTAAGGTGTATTCCAATCCCGTTAGCGAAAGCGCGGGTCCAATTATGAATGTGTGCTACTTGACGCCCTGCAATCGGGCGTCTCATGAGCTGATTCATAATAAATGGAGATGAATCTGCATGCAGGACAATCGATCCAAACCATGAGCGAGCTCATGGACTTCGCGAGTGTGCCGTACCACGTCCTCACCCCCAAGGACGCCAAGCCCATTATCGAGATCATTCAAGATACGATGGTGGGTTCGTACCGCATTACCAAGGCACACACGCGCATTCACGAAAAGGCCTTTGCTAATCTGCAAATGGTGAACTCCTACTTTACCGGCGCCCTCTCGACGCCCGGGGGCACGCATCACTCTTACACGGGCCGGCAGGCCTTCTCGGCCATCCTGCCCCCTGCCTTCTACATCACGACGACGAACAAGTCGAAGGAGAAGGTTGTCATCAAGGACTCGGAGCTGATCGAGGGCTTCATCGACAAAGACGTCTACAACGCCATGTCGCACGGCATCATCCCGGTGATCTTCCACGACTACGGGCCCTTCGAGGCGCGGCGCTTCATGGACAACTTGCAGCGTCTCATCTGTCGCTGGCTCATGACGGCCGGCTTCAGCGTCGGCATCAGCGATCTGGCGGTCAGCGACGACATCAACGCGGAGCTCAAGGACGTCATCAGCACCATGAAGGACGAGGCCTACAAGCGCCTGGACGACGTGCGTCGTGGCCGCATGGAGAACACGTCGATGTTCAACAACCAAGAGTACTTCGAGCGCGAGATCATCAACATCCTGAACGACAGCATGAAGAAGGCGGGCGCCATCGGCATGAAGACGATCGACGACCGCGTGAACCGCTTGATCAACATGGTCAAGGCGGGCTCGAAGGGCAAGGACCTCAACGTGTCGCAGATGATCGCGGCCGTGGGCCAGCAGAACGTGGACGGCAAGCGCGTCGCGTACGGCTTCACGGATCGCACGTTGCCGCACTACTGCAAGTACGATGACGGTCCCGAGGCACGTGGCTTTGTGGAGAGTTCGTTCATTGGAGGGCTGACGCCGTCTGAGATGTTCTTCCATGCGATGGGTGGACGTGAAGGCCTAATCGACACCGCGGTAAAATCCGTAACAAGTGAGACCACTCTGGTCATCATTGAGGACGGTATTTCAAAATATGTCAAGATCGGCGATTGGGTCGATGCGCACCTTGCGCTTGACGCGGAGCGCATCAAGCATTACCCCGAGGACCGCAACATGGAGCTGCTGCAGCTCACCAAACCGGTCTACATTCCTACGATGGATGACGACGGCAACATGACGTGGGGCGAGCTGACGGCCGTGACGCGCCACGACGTGGGCAAGGCGGTCTACAAGGTCAAGACGCAAGGTGGACGTGAGCTCATGGTGGCCGACTCTGAGACGTTGCTGGTGTGGCAAGAGGACTCCAAGCAGTTCCTCAAGATGTTTACCAGCGACGTGAAGGTTGGCGCCTTTGTGCCCATGACCATGAATCTGCCGGCGCCGCCAGTGGAGGTGGCGTACGTGGACATGACGCAGTACTTCCCAAAGACGCAGTACCTGCACGGCACGGAGTACAATCGGGCGGTAGCCCTCATGAAGGCGGCCCAAGGCGATCGGTTCCACATCCCGCGGGGCTGGTGGGAGGCCAACAACGGCGTGACGTTCACGCTGCCGTACTCGAGCAAGGCCAAGCTGCAACGTGCGATTGTGCGCTCGAACGTCGAGAACATTCACGACGGCTGCATCTACCCATTCCATGCCAGTCGCGAGACGGCACGCATTCCCGACAAGTTCGAGCTGAACCATGAGAACGGTGTGTTCATTGGGCTGTACATGGCGGATGGATGGTCCCATCAGATGAAGGTGACCATTGCCAAGGAAGATCCGGGTGTTCAGGCGTT